GCCCGGCCTCCGACATGGCTAAAGCGAAAGGCTAGAATTCAGTTGTGACGAGCCTGGCCGCCTTGATTTGTTTCCGCTCGGGGAACGTCCGCGCCCAGTTATTGACGCCGTCCGCGATCTCCGGATTCGTCGGTCCGCCGTCCGCGTTCGCGACGCTCGCTCCGAGGAAATTGTGTCCGACCGGGTGCATTGACCACTCAATTCGCGAGAACAGTTCCTCGCCGCCGCCGCCGTTGCCTTGGCCCGGCTCGCGATCGACCTCGGCTGGGACTTTCGGATTTCCGACGCCCCAGCGGGACGCCATAGCTCCGAACATCCATGTGTCGAACACTCCGGCCGCGTTCGGCATTGTGTCGTCAACGATGACACGCCGACCGAGGAACGTCGGGATGTCCGCCGCGAGGGCGTTCGACGAGTCCGGAATAAAGTCGATCAGATTGTTTTTCTGGGCCTTGGAAAAAACGATCGAGTGCATGAACACGGCCACGAAATCGCTTTGAGAGTCGCCGGCGGTCGTGATCGCGTCGATAAACGCCTCCGCCGAAAAGTCCGTCACGCCGGGCGTGAACGCGCCAGATATATCGACCGTCAAGTCGTCCTGAGCCGCGTTGTTCGTGATGCCCGCGCGAGGGTCATCGTTCGGCGTGACCTGAGCGTTATCCGCGAAAATCCCGGTCCACGTCGAAACGAAAACAGCCTGTAAGCGTCGCCGCCAATAGGCCGCGACATTCGACGCGATCGAGTTCGCTGGATCATCGCCCGCAAGCGCGGCGGCGAGGTCCATCGTTTTCCAGGACTGGTTTCGCGAAAGGCGTCTCGCGATCTCCTGATTCGATTGGATTTTCGCCGGCGTTGCGACGACGCCGGGGTCATCTGACGAGACGCGATCATCGAGGATGTTCGAGTCGTCATCATTGTCGCGCCATGAGGGCGCGTTGAAACTTGTTCCGCCGCCAGCGAGGAACCCGTCGAGAGCTGGGTCGCGAACAACGACGCCAGAATCAATCAGCGCCGTTTTTTGCTCTGTCAAGGTCCGAACGTATGGGGCGAAAATCTCGGGGACTACTACGTCAGCGACGCGGACTTCGGCCATGAGGATTTACTCCTGTCAGTTTTCGGAGCCGAGACCCTCACGGAGTCGGCGAATGTTTACCGGCGCAATACTACCGGACCGGGACCGTCGCGCCTAGTTCCACGCCCGCGACGCTCATGAGTCGCTCGGCCTCGGCTTTGTTTGCCATGTAAAGTTTTCCCTGTGCGGTCAGGTTCCAGCCCGCTTTCGAGAACGGGTTTCCCTTTCCAAGCTCGCCGCCAGCGCCCGGACCTCCGCCCGCGCCGCCGTCGGCGCCTGTTCCTTTCGAGGCGGGCCAGAACATTCGGAACGCTTTCTCGCGCGCGACATTGGCGAAAAAGTCCTCCGGTTTCTGGTTCGGACTCACTCCGTTTCCGGCCTCCAGTTTCGTGATGACGGTCCCGTCCTGAGCGACCTCGAAACTGTCCTCGACGAGAGACACGAGATTCGTCACGCCCTCGGGCGTCGCGCCCGCGGCGTTCGCCGCTGTTGTGAGCTGGTTTCGGATCGTCGTGTCTCGGCTTTTCCCGAGCGCCTCGTCTCTCTCTTTTTTCGTCGTCGAGAGTTCCTTTTGAACCGCGGCCAGGTTCCGCTCGACATCATGGAGACGCGCCGAAACGTCACTCCCGCCGCCCTCTCCGCCGCCGGTCCCGTCCCCGTCGCCCGGTTTCACGCCCGGCGCCGCGAACTTTTTCATCGCGCCCTCGACGACATCGACGACGTCCTCCCGCGTCAGCCCGGCGCCTTGTTTCCTCGCGAAATCAGCGCCCGCGTCAGTCAGTCGTTTTTTGAGAGCCGCCGCGTAATCGTCGAAATCCTTTTGAGTTTTCATTCCCTCGACGGCGAGGACGAACTTTCCGTCGGTTTCGACATAGTGTTCGGCCATCCCGTCGGGGATTGCGGTTTTGTTTTCGAGAACGGCTTGGAGGGTCATCGAGGTCTCGCTCCTATCACAGTCAGCGATCAGTCGGGGCGATCATAGCGCGAGATTTAATTCAAGTCACGGTCCGCGCTGTTGCGGACGGGGAGCGCCGGGCGGCGGCGGCGCGGGAACTCCGGCCCGCTGGAACCGGGGCGGGCTGATTTCATACAGCTCGCGGAGCGTGTGTTGACGTCCTGAATTATCGACGAACCCTTTCAAATCAATCTGGCCGGAGCGAAACAGGCGGCCACGGGTCGGTCCGAGAACCTCGTTCTGAAACCCCGTCGTCTGTCGCCCGAGCCATTCCTGATAGCTCGTCGAGGCCGGGACAGTCCCGACAAGTTTCTCGACCGCGCGCCTCCTGGCCGGGCCGCGGAGTCCGCGGAGCTGGCGGTCAGTCGCCGCGACAGCCGGACGCCGACCGAGCCGACGCCCGTCGATGATCGGGACCCGGATCGAGCGACAGTTGATGTGGAGCGGCGGGATGAATCCCTCGCCGACCGGGAACACGTCGCCGTCGATGCTCCGACAAATCGGCGTCGTTCTGGAGTCGAGGGTCGCGACATATTGTTCGCGCTTTATGAAACGCTTATTCGCCAGCGCGAACGCGATCCATGTGGCGTTCGCGATGGCCGAGATCGACGTGTTCGCCAGCGCCGTCGCGCCCCGGCGTGTGATCTCACGGACGCCGTCGGTCCCGCCGAGCGCCCTCGTCCCGAAAATCCGGCGGCTGATCTGGGTCGGCGTTTCTGAGAACACGAGGCCCATTCTGATCTCGTCCATCATTCGACGCCGGTCGTTTAGCGAATAGCTCCCGAGCCAGTCGCGGAGGATGCGGTTCTCGAACGGCCGGGCGAACACGATTCCACGCAGCTCCCGCCCCGTCGGGAGAGCCGGGACGACCATGACCGGGAGCGACTCAGACATGACGCCCGCGATGAACTGGGTCTCGCCGATCGACAGCCCGACCAGCTCGCGCCGAACGAGTTCATTGATTTCGGCGAATGTCGGCTTATTGATGGCCGCAATGAGCGCCGAGGTTTTTATCATCCGTTTCGTCGTGGCCGGGCCGGGGTCCCAGCCGAGGACGGCGATCCGATCGAGGCGCGCTTTGATTTTCGCCCTGAGCTCGGGTTCGGCCCGCGCGAGGAGACGATTGATTCGGGCCGCGAGGCCCTTTCCGAATCGGAGGAGTTCGACCTGATGCGCGAGCATCCGATCGCGAATCTCAGCGTTCGCCGTATGCGCCACGACTTAATTCTCGTCGTCGTCGTCGCCCGTCGGCTCCTGATCGCCTCCCGGCGCCTGTCCTCCGGGCGCGGCGGCGTCGATCGCGGCCTGGCGCTGGGCGACCATCGCCGGGTCGTTGAGGTCGGGGCCGCCGCCGGGCGCTCCCGGCTCGCCGAGGAGGGCGTCGCCGCTCGTGTCGAACGCGCTCATGTCCGCCTCCTCCTCGATCTGTTCGAGTTCCTCGTCGAACGTCAGCTCCGTGAAATCCTTTTGTCGGAGCCAATTATGGACGGACTTCCATGACAGCGGGACCCGTGATTTTTTCGCCGTGGCGAACTGGACGAGGTCGGCCGGGTCCTGACTCTCCGTGATGAAATCGAGATTCGGCTCGACCTTGACCTCCTCGGGATCGGCGCCGACCCAGACCGCCGCGAGCCGGAGGGCCGTTTCGAGGCCCGTCGCCGAGGTCATGGCGATCGTCTGGAGCGTCGCCGTTCGGCCGGCGACACGAATCCGGAGAGTCTCGGCCGCCTCGGCGCCAGCGCCGCTCGACAGGAGTTTGATTCCCTCCTCCCCGGCGCGCTTATAGTCGTCCTCCAGACTGGCCCGCTGTTCGGAGAGCGCGTTCGAGTCCGGCCCGATGAACTTGGCGTCGCCCTCGGGATCGGGAATGTTCAGATAGGCGCCGGAGCCGATGATCGGTTTCTCGTCGTCGCTCGGGTTCCCGTCGGGCGATCCTGAAATGTCATATCCGGTTATCACGAGCGTATCCTGGCCGGACATGAACAGCGCCGAACGGTGATCCGCCTCGCCCCGGTATATCGCCAGCGACAGATTCGCGAGGTTTATCAGCGGGACCTCGCCCGGCTGAGTCGCGAGATCGGTCGTGTTGATGAACACGAACGGAATCTCCTCCAGTGTTTTCCCTCGGATGGTCGGGACGATCGACGCCTGTCGGACGCCATCGCGCTCGACTGTTGACGTGAACACGTTCGCCGTCTCGTCGCCCAGATTCAGGACCCGGAACCTCGGGACGAGATTCCAGGTGAATTTGTTTCCGGTGTCGCGCTCGAACCGGCTCTCGTCCAGAACCGTGAGGAGGAGCCGCCGGATGGCCTCGGAGCGTTTCGAGTCGTCCTGTTGACGGATGTCCCCGGTCACGGTCAAGTCGTCCCAGTTCAAAATCTGGGGCGCCGGATAACGGACGATCAGCGGGAGATCGCGATTCGGATCGACATCGAGGAGGAGGCCAAGCCGCCCATATAGGAGCTGATTGATATGGATTTGAACGAGGAGATCGTTCAGCGATTCGCCTTTCGGCGTCGCGAGTTCTCTCATGTCCTCCAGCGCCTCGGGGAGTTCGATGTTCGCCGGTTCCCGATCGAGGATTCCGGTCAGCGCCCGAACGGTTTCCTTGACGAGATCGGGGAAAAACGCCCGTGTGAGATACGCCGTATAAAGCGCGAGACCCTCGCCGTCGAGCTTACTCGGCGTCGTCGAGAGCGCCCTCATTCCGGACGTCGCCGGGAGATATTGCGTCGTTTTCGATTTGATGTGACGCTGGCCCTCGTTCCCGTCGAACATCACGACCCAGTCCGAGCGGCGCGCGTTAAAGTCGGGATGTGGATCGGAGATATTCGATCCGCCCTGTGACGACTGGGGCGGGACGGTGATTCCGGGCTGGAATGGCGCCGTCGAATTGGCGAGGATGTTCAAGTCCTGTTGATGTGGCATTTCACGCGGCTCCCTTGATGGCTCCCGATCGAGGTCGGCGCGGCTGTCTCACGGCCCGATGGTACGCCCGCGAAAAGGCGTCCACTTGATCGGAGAATGATGACCCCGGAAAGGCGCAAGCCTCGTCCAGAAAAACACCATTCCAGGCGCCACGGACGAGAAAAACATTTCCCGCCTCGACCTGAGCCGCTGGAGCCTCGGCGCGAACAGACTTTTCGCCTGATTCTGGCGAATAGTAAATTCGACGATCGGGAAAGTCGGCCGCGATGTCCTGAGCCTGTGACTTTCCCGCCTGTCCGGGGTCCTGCGGAAAGTCGATTATGACGACCTTTCCGTCGTGATCCGCCGCTGTTCTCATTGTTGTCCGAACTTGATGCGGGGAGCCACGGAGACGAACCACGTCCTCGATGTAAAGTTTCCGCTTAACGTAGCGCAAACGCAAACCGACAGTCCACGCCGCGCGCTTTGCGTTCGGGTCGGTCGAGGAGGTCGCCGCCAAGTCCCAGCCGCGAACAATCGTTCCTCCAGCTGGAACCTCGCCCGCGTCGATGACATTAAAATCGGCCTTTTTCATCATGCCGCCCTCGCGAGGATGCGGGCGCTGTTGTAACTGTCCGGCCTCGCCGTATTCCGTGAGGCCGATCGTCAATTCGTTGAGACGTTCCACGGGGAACAATTCGGGGAACAACAGCTCGCCCGGTTTCGTTCGCCAGTCGAACGGACACGGATACGGATGATCGGTCTCGAATCGCGCGGGGAGACACAGGTGAGTCCACAGCTCGCCCTCCTCGTCGAGAAAAATTCCGGTCAGATCCTTTTCGTGGAGTCGTTGCATGATGACGACGATCGCGCCGTCCTTGGATCGAACGCGCGTCGGGAGCGCCAGGCGGATTTTTCTCACGGTCTCGTCGCGGACGTTGTCGCTCTCGGCCTGTTCGACGTTGTGAGGGTCATCGAGGACGACGATGTCGCCGCCCTCGCCCATGATCCCAGCGACCGCCGAGCTGAAACGATAACCGCCCTCCGTGTTCGCGAACCGGGTTTTCGTGTCCTGTCCGGCGCGGAGGAGGTTCCACTGTTGCGGGCGGCCGAGGAGGAGGTCCTGATAAAACGACGAGCGAATGAGATCGCGGGATCGGTCGGCGTCGCGGAGAGCGAGGTCGCCCCGGTATGACGTGAACGCGAACCGGACCTCGGGCCTCATGAGCCACGCCCAAGCGGGCCAGAAAACCGAGACCGTGAGCGATTTCATGTGTCCCGGCGGGACGTTGATAATCAGCCGGCGGATTCGTCCTTTGAGAACTTGTTCGAGGACCCACGCGAGGGTTCGCGTGTAGCGTCCGAACACGCCCTCGACCGGATCGACGAACGGCCACGCCTCGCGAATAAAGTCATGGAGACCGAGACCGCGTCGGGCGCGCTCGGCCCTAACTCTCGCGAGGGCCGGATTCATCGGCGCCCGCTTTGACGAGTATCCTTTCGAGCGCCTCCAGCTCGTGATCGTCGAGGAGCGTCAAGTCAGCCGACGCCGGGAGGAGATCGTCGCTCGGAATCTCCTCGCCCCGGCCCGGCTTGAACTCGGGGAAATATCCGCCGATAAGCTGGCCGAGGAGGCGGTCGGACGGCGGCTTGACGTGTTTCGTCCCGCTCGAATCCTTGAATTCCGTCCACTCATAAGCGCGCCGCCATCCCTCGCCGACGAGGAGTTCTCGGCCCTCGACCATCGCCTCGCGCATCGCCTCCCGAAAGCTCGGATTTTTCCCGGCGAAAGCGTAAACCGTCGAGCGGCTCCAGCCGATGATCCGCGCGGACATCGAGACGTTTCCATTGTGGCGGAGGAGTTCGAGGAACCGAACGAGATTCATCGGGACGAGTTTTGAAACGCGCCCTGGATGCGCGCGCGCGTTGATGTCGTCCTGTTTTTGTTCGTTCGGCGGGGCGGCGGCCATCACGGCGTCCTTTGGCGTCTCACACGTCTGGGTCGGAGTCTATCGTGGAAAAGGTCCCTCGGACCAGTGTCGGCAAATCGACGGGCAGCTCCCAGAACGGAAACCATGTCTCCGAGATCACGAGTCCGGACATTCCGGACCAGAGTTTCGTCGTCGCATAGTTCCAGACGTGAGCGTCGTCGGCGTCGCGATACACGGCGTCGATCAGTCCTTTCACGAGATTGTCGGCGTCGGGCGTTTGAGTGTGAGGCTGGCCGATGTGTTCGGTTCGTTTTTTTCGGCTCCAGCTGGGCGGGACCTGAATCAGAAACACGACATGGAAAAAGTCAGCCGGGAGTTCGATTTTCGCCCAGCCGACCGCGTCTCGAAAGGCGAAATATCTCAGCGCCGCGTCGGACGGTTTCCACTTGTCTCGGCGCGTCATCCGGGGTTTCGGCGTCGGCGCTATGTCATAAAAACGGGACGCCGTTCCCGCCACGGCTCTCGCGATCTCGTCGGTCACGGATCGAAACCCGGTCCCATCACGAGACCGAGGAAAGCGAACAACAACAGAAAAGCGATTCCGAGAACGATTAAGCCGACGGCGATCCAGATCGCTTTTCGCATTATCCGCGGACCCTGGCAATCATCGCCTTGACCTGAGTCACAATCCACGCGCCGATCCGCGCGCTCGGCGGATACAGTTGAACGAGAACGAGGCCGATCAGGATTCCCGTGATTAAAGTCGTGAGGTCAAGTCCGAACATGGCGATCTCCTATTGTTGACAGCGGGACACGAGGACGACGATCAGCACAATCGCGGCCACGGCGTACAGTATCAGACGGGAACGATCTGGCCGCCCGTCGCCGGGGGCGGCGGACTCAAATCTAAAGGGACCGCGGCCCAGCCTGGAAAACTCGCCGGGTCGCTTTCGTTTCCGGCGTTGTCCTTTTGGACGACAGCGAAATCGAACTGTCCCTCGACGGCCGGAATCTGAGCCTCGGGGATCGTCGTTGTTGCGAATGGGGTCTCGTCGCCAGCGTCGATCGAGGCGAGCCAGACGTCAAGGTCCGGAGCCGTGTCGCGCTGATACCAGTCCCAAGCGTCCGCCGCCGTCGTCGGATCGACTGTGAGTTTTTTCTGTTTGACTTTCGCCATCGTGATCTCCTATTCGATCCCTCCGCCGGTCGCCGGCGCGAGCTGGGCGAGAATGATGAACCCGCGAGGATACGCCGTCGGGTCTGTGAATGTCGGGTCGATCGACGTGGCCCAGATTGAACAAAGGACCCACGACTGATCGGGCCGCTGTTCGGAATCCGGCTCGCTCCCGTCCTGAACAATGTCGGTCCGACAGGCGCGGACTTTGAGGAAATAGACTCCGGCGCGGTTCGGGGTCCAGACCTGAGACGTCATCGGCTCGGGGAGTTCGGCCGTGAAAATCGGGACCTGTGGACTTTTCGGCGGGAATTCGAGGAGCTGGAGTTCATAGAACAGCGCCATCGTCGCGACGTCGTTCGCGTTCTGAGTCCAGCGAAACGTCCGATCGTCTCCGGTCAGACTCCAGACGAGCGCCTGATTGTAAACCGTACAGCTCCCGGTCTGACACGGTTCCTCGAACGGGACCGGCTCCTGGCCGAACGCCACGCGCCAGCCGAACGCGCCGACAGCGATCACGATGAAAACGATCCACGCGCCGATCAGCCACGGGATGACCTCCTCGCGGTGTCGGAGTTTCTCGTCGTAATACTGGCGAACGTCGTCGGCGGAATAGTCGTCCGGCGTTCCGTCTGTCCTCACGGGCCGACGCCCTCCTCCTCCGAATCGAGTGTCGGCCCTTGTTCGCCGATTATTTTCTGGAGCTCGATTTGTGCGGTCACGTCGTCCTCATATCCGCCGCCGTCCACGGGTTCGCCCGAATTGAATTTCGCGAGATTGCGGGTCTCGGCGTAAGCGATCCGGAACATTTTCCCCATTCGCTGAACCTTGAGGGCGGGGATCGGGACCCCGGCCGGTTTCGGCGCGGGCGGCGTCTGAGCCAGCTCGCCTCGGCGTTCGCGGTCGCGGTCCTTTCGGCGTTGTTTCTGTTCGTCGGTTCTCGGCTTGCGGTCAGCCATCGGGGTCTCCTGTCTCGTTGAGTGAATCGCGCCGGGCCTCGGCCTGTTCTCGGAGGTCCTCCTCGAACTGTTCGCGCCGGATCATTTCGGCGAACTCCCTGTCCTCGCGGAGCGCGCCCAGTCGGTTTTTCCGCCACGAGCCGACTCCGAACGACAGGAGGAGACCAGCGGCGACGGCGAAAATCGCCGACATGACGAGCGGCCAGGTTGCGAAAGCGTAAGCATAAAACGCCACGGTCGCGAGCATGATCCACAAAAGCGGGCGCCACGAGCGGAACAGTCCGGGCCGGTATTCCATGCCGCGGATAGTAACACGGAACGACACGACGCCGAAAAAGCCGCCGACGCCGACGCAAAGCTGGCAACGACGCCGACGACCTCTCCCCGGCCAAGTTTCACTCAGCCAGCGGAGTCTCCCGAACGAGATCGTTGTGTTCGTCGATACACGCGACGAGCTTGGCGCGGATCGCGCGGCTTTGAGTCATCCACGCCCGCATCGCTTGGAGATTCTCCGCCAGCGCCGCATACAGCTCGGAGTCGAACCAATATCCCCAGACCTCGCTCGTGTCCATGACGAGCGTCGGCGGCGTGTCCTTGAGATCGAGCGCGTCCGGCCTGGCCGATGTGTCGCAAACGACCGGGACCGGCCGTTCGATGATGTTGACGTCGGGCTGTTGGGTCCCGAACAGAGAACAGCCAGAAAGCGCCGCGAGCGAAACAAGCGTCGCCACGCTAGTTTTCACGGGATTCGACCTCGATCTCCTCCCAGACCTGAGTCGTCGCTCGCCGGGCCAGCCGTTCGAGGAGGCCGGGTTTTGCCTGAGTGAGACGGGCGAGGCGCTCTCGGTCCTCAAGGACTTCGGTCGTCTGGATTTCGCGGTCTCGGGCGGCTTGGAGTTCACTCGTCAACACTTTCTGGCGTTCACTTTCGGCGTCGATCGCGGTTTCCAGGCGGCCGACTTGCTGTTCGGCGAGGTCGGCTCGGGTCCGTTCGGCTGTCGCGGCGACCTCGGCGGAGACTCTCATGTCAATCTGGCCCTTGACTAGCATGACCCCGGCGCCGATCATCCCTCCGCCCAGAACGAGAACGACGAGGAGAGCCTGAATGTTCACGTTTTATCCGCCATTGGATCGTCCGGTCCTGAAATAGTTATTCGTCAGCGTCCCGAGGACGCCTGTCATCACTCCCAGAATTCCGACCGGGAACCCGGCCACGGCGAGAGCCACGGCCTGATTTTCCACTGTCGTCCAATCGTAGGCCATGAACCAATCGGCGAGATAGAAACTGAAATTCATAAAAAAGGCATAGTAAACAATGACCAGCGCCCGCGGGATTATCCGCAAAGCATCGAGCCGGGCCGCGAAACGGATGACGGGGTCCGGTGAGACGATGTCGTTCACGACATATCTCTCGATTGTCGGCGTCCGTCATGCGCGCGCGATTTGCGGCGAGGTCGAGGTGATCGACGGCGCCGGGGCGCTCTGTGTCCCGCCTGATTCAATTCGCTCTCCGCGCCAGGATGCGCGACAGAGTCGAATTCCGTTCGGTCGTGGCGTCGGCTAAGGCCCGGAGATTATCGGCGAGGAGACCCTGTTCGGCCGACGTGAGTTCGTCCTGAGATTCGAGCTCGCGGTTCTCGTTCTCCAGTTCCTCGATGACGATGTCGAGAACTTGGATCAGGAGAACATCGACCGAGGCGACCGTCGCGGTCTGGGCCTTGGAGTTCTCCTCGACGATGACGCCGAGGGCGTCGATGTCGGCTTTCTGGGCGTATCGCTGATCCGCTCCCCAGACGACGAGCGACCCTCCTCCGCCGAATAGGAAAGCGACGACGGCGGCGATCGAGACGCCTTTCTGAGTTCCGGTGAGCTGTTTCATGTGGATTCAATCCTCCGCTGGCGGGCGTTTCGGGGCGTTCGTTCGTTGAATGTGACCGACGTCGGCGAGGGTCTGATCCTCAGTCGAGCCGTCGCGGTCGAAATCGCCGCCCCATGTGATCGGAATATCCAGCTCGGCGGCGGCGGCTTGAATGATCCCGGCGACGAACGAAAACAGTTTGACGTCAGTCCACGGGATTCCCTTTTTCCCGTTGCGGAGCGTGATCCAGGGCGCGAAATCAACAGCGTCGGAGAGCGGGAGACCGGCGTCGTCGGTCGCGTTGTGATAGGAGGCGGGCCAGCGCGCGTTTGTGAATCGCGGGTCGATCGAGTTCTGTTGTTCCTTGTCGCGGAACCCGTGAACGATCGTGATGTCGATCGACGGCGGCGTGAGCGCGAGCGCCGCGGACATGATGACGACGAGTTCGTCGTGACACGTCATGAGACGGGCGTTTGAGCGGGGTCCGAAACTGTGATTCTGAGCCATTGAGGAACTCCGGAGTCGGCGCCCTCACGGCGTCAAGGCCCGATAATACATTCCGGAGGACCGAAACGCGAAATGGGACCTCCTGAGCGTCGATCTAAGGCGTCAAAACGTGAGACCCTAGGCCCTAGCATCCCCGAAAACCGTTGATTATGTTAAAAAAAGGCCCCGGAACCGGGGCCGGATTGAGGCGTCGCGGCCGAGTTCTGACGCCCGGCTCGTGATTCCCGGCGTCTCAGGAGGACGCCCAGACGCCGCGAAATTCAGTGAAAGCCAGACCGCGGCGGCGTGTCCGCCGGGGTCTCGTCGGTCTCGACCGTCAGCTCGCCAGTCTCGTCGCGGATCGTGATCCGGACCTCCGTGACGTCGCGGAGCGAGTCGATCAGTCGGAGGATTTCGGATTTCGCCGCCTGGAAATGGGCCAAGGCCCGGAGCCGGTTCCGGGCCTGAGCGCGCCAAGCGAGCCACGAGGCCACGATGAACCCGAGGAGGAATCCGAGAGCGGCGTCGGGCCAGTTCATATCATCGGACGGTCGTCGAGACGTCCTGAAATATCCGGACGCCGTTGACGGTTCCCTCGTCCTTGAGTTCTCGGGCCATGTCGTTGAGGGCGGTCATGTTCGGTTCGAGGACGTGAGTCGGGAGTTTACCATCGGCGACCGCCTTGACGAGATCGAGGATGTCCACGACCTCGGCTTTCCACGTTTTCGTCACAATCACGCTCGACTCCCGGCCCCGCGTCGTCGCGACTTTCGCTGGCGCCGCGGCTCGCTCGACCTTTTTCTCGGCCTCCTCGACGACGACGTCGGCGACGATCGCCGCCTCCTGTCCGGCTTTTTTCCTGAGCGAGTCGGCGAGTTCCTGAGCCTCGCGGCGCTCGCGCGCCGCCGTCTCCCGTTCCTGTCGCGCCTTTTCGTTCGCGATGGCGACCTGAGCCTGAGCGAATCGGTTCATTTTCTTTTTCGCGATCTGAACGATCTCGTCGATTCGATCCCGCGGCGGCTTGAAAAGCGCGTTAATTTCGCGGACGACCGTGTTCAGCGGCTTGACCAGCGACTCGCGTTTGTCCTCCAGTTTGCGGCGGCGGTGTTGCATCATTTTCACGAGATCGCCGACCTGGCCCTGAGTCTCCTCGTCGGCGACGTCGATTCCCTCGATCGTTCCGGCGAACGCGGCGATGTCCGTGACGATCGGATTCAGTTCGGCCACGGCGAGCGACCGTTGTGTCGAGATTTCCATTGTTGTCCTCCTAGCGCCTCACGCGCTGGTTTGTGAATCGGGTCCGAGTTCACGCTCACGTTCAGCGAGAAACGTCCGGAGAGCTGGCTCGAAATCAGCCGGGAGTTCCTCGCGAATGACGGTGAGCTGATCGAGATTCGTCGCGTCGGTTATGGCGCGGGCGTAGTCTGAGACCTTTTTCGTCGGCCCTTGGATTTTAGCATCAACACGCCTCGCGCTCGACTCCTGAGATTCGACGGATCGGCTGGCGAGCTCGGTTTGAGCGCGATCGACGAGGTCGGGTTTGTCGTCGATGTGTCCACAAATCCAGACGAGGAACCCGTCCTCGACCTCCGCCCACGGGACGCCTTTCCACTCGCGCCCGATCGGGCAATGAGTCGAGAGCGGCTTTTGAGTCCGCGGGACAGCCGAGTCGATGCGATCCTCGCCGGGCTGATACGGATCACGCGATCCAGTCTCCAGCCGTTCGGGGTCCATGTCCTCAAGGTCCTGAGTGAAAATCTCCGAGAGTCCGCCGCAATTCAGGACGGCGTCGATCTGTCCGGATTTTTTCGTCATTTTCAGCGCCTTGTTCAAGTCGCCATAATCGGTTTCCAGGGCGCGCGCTCCGACGCCCTCGGCGAGAACAGCTCCCGCGGAGTTCTGGAGTTCACAGCGGAGCATCAACTGAACGACCGGCTCGCCGCGAATGACCCGATCCTCAATGTCCGCGAGCCGCGGCCAGCGAACGATCAGTCCGAGATAACCGACGATTTTTTCGGCGCCGGATTTCCACAGGGACGGCTTGCTGAAATGATACGGATTGTCGCAAAACTTTCCGCGATCACACTGGTCCTTTTTTATGACGTGAATCCGTCCGAAATCCGTTCCCTCGACGAGCGCCGTTTTCAGCCACTCGATCAGCGTCTCTCGATTCGTTTTTCGACGTTCGAGTCCGGCTTTGAAAACTGAGGGTTTGACATCGAGCGCCGATCGAATCTCAAGCGCCTGGCCGTTTCCGGGGTCACGGGACTCCACGGGGACGACCGCCCCGGCTGTTTTTTCGTTCATGGTTCTCTCCTGCAAAATGCCCGTTCAGTGTAACATTTCGCGAGACCCTGATCGACCCTCGACGCCTTTGTCCGGCTCGATATTCGTGGACAGACACTCCGGACACATGAACCGACATTCGCGAAACCGGACGACTGTCTGGAGGCCGTCGTCCCAGACTTTCGGACCCTCCGAAAACGACGGTGTCGCGAACTGAGAGCCGCAATCCAGACAGCGACCGCCCGACCTCATGGGATCAGTCCCTCACGCTCCGCGATGGCGTATCCGATCAGGAGGGCGGTCTGAGGGACGATCGCGTTTCCGAGACATTTAAGTCGGTCCACCCGAGCGGGAACCCCATGAGCCACTCGACCCACGTCGGGTTCAACTGTCCACCCGGCTCGATAACTCCCATCGCCGGGTCGGTCAACTGGCCGCGTCGCTGTCCACTTTTCGATGAACCTTTCCAGTCGTTCGCCGACGGTGTCGGGGTTCTCCCGATCCCGCCGTCGCCCCGGACCGCGTCCGTGAGGCTGATCCCCGGATGAGCTTTCGAGTTCGGCGTGTTCCGGCTCCCCGATCCCTCCGCGTCGGACGCCATCGGCGTCGGCCAGCGGGCGACCGCCGTCGCGAGATCGTCGCCGCCGCTCTCCGGTCGATTCGTCCGGGCGTAATCCGGACCCGACGGGCTGGACTTCGGCGTCGGCCAAGCGTGAACGACTCGGGCCAGGGTCCGCTGAGAATGATATTTCCGGCCGGGGAGATACAGTCGCTCGTGAGTCGCGTCCGTCGAGTCCTTGATCTCGTCGATCAGTTCGTCCGTCGGGAGACTCTCCAGCGCGCTCGGGGTAGGCCAATAGCCAGACTCGATCGCGTCTGTGCGGCGCGCCAAGTCGGGCAGCCGGGAGACAATACCATTCGACGATATACCCGATCGCGGCCATGTCTCCAAGAACTCGGCCAAACCATCGCCCTCGGTCTCCAGAAAGGAGAGCTGAGACGTTCTCCATGACCGCGTAAGCGGGGCGAATGTCGCCAATACATCGCGAAAGCTCGCCCCAGAGACCCGACTTTTCGCCGTCGATGCCAGCGCGCCGTCCCGCGAGCGAAAGGTCTGAACACGGAAAGCCGCCCGTGATGACGTCGATCCCTCGTTCCAAAAGTCCGTCTGTTCTGAGTCGCTCGGCGGTGAGCGTTCGGATGTCGTCATAAATTGGAACCTCGGGCCAGTGTCGCCGGAGAACTTTCTGAGGATAATCCTCGATTTCGCAAAACGCGACCGTCTCGAAAAAGCCGGTCCACTCAAGGCCCAGCGAAAAACCGCCGATCCCCGCGAACGTGTCGAGGACGGTCAGTTTCGTCAAAACAAATCGCCCTGGCGCGGGTCCTCGGGTTCGACGCGGCCGATTAAATCCCAGACGAGCATCGTGTTCCCGCGCTTGTTTTTCCGGCTCCCGACTGAGATCAGGAGGCCGCCCTGAAACAATTCGGTCCGGCGTTTCCGGACGCTCGAATAAGCGTATCGGCTGAACCGACTCAAGTCCTCCAGTTCGCCGTCAGTCATCGGGCCGCGACGCCTGATCTCCAGCGTGATCGCGGCGTGTAATTCCGACGCCTTTTTCTCGATGGTCGTGGCGGCGAGGATGCAAGTGAACGGGTCGCCCTTGCGAACCATCCCTCGAATGAGCGTGAAAATTTCGTTATCCATACGGGTCGCCCCAGCCCGCGGACGCGAGCGCGTCGCGGAAAACCTCAAGCTGGCGGAACGAGTCGGAGTTCGTCCGAACCGAGCGAAACATTTTTTTCGGACGTCCCCAGCTGGAGGACGAGACCGTGTCGATCGGTTCGAGCTTGGCCTCGGCGGCGAGCCAGCCGACGATCCGCCGACATCGACGCCGCGGGATTCCGGTCTGTGAGGCGACGTGATCCTCCGTGAAAAACTGGTTCGGATGCTCCCGAAAATAAAGCCAGACACGCTCGGCGTCGGTCGTCGCGGATTTCCAGGCTCTCACGAATTCAGCTCATTTCCGGCGATCAGATGCCACTCGGTTTCGCCGCCAGCGACGACGCCGAACGCCCAAAGTCGTCCCTGATTCGAGAGTCCGTGAATGACGTCCCCGACGGTCTGGATCATGATAATGATCTCCTCGCCGACATTCGACGCCGCTCGGATTTGTTCCCGAACGACGTCGCCGTGAATGTATTCGATCGACTTGACGCCGCCCGGCCCGAGGGCCGCGCCGCCGTCGGGGAGCGTCTCGGGGAGTGTTGCGGCGACTCTCGGGTCGATGAAAATTCTCGCCGGCGCTTTGCGTTCGTTCATGTGTCGTCTCCAGTGTTGGCCGTCCCTCCGATCCCGAGTCGATGCGGACCCTTACGGTCGGGAGATTCGGCGGTTTTCGGCGGCTGGACGAGGGTCCACGCCTGAGTCCGGTCGGACCCGCATTGAGAACAGGCGTAAAAAGTCGCGAGGATGGCGCCGCCGCCCTCCTCCTGTTTGTGAACGGGTCGGACTGTGCGAGAGCCGCAAGCGGGACACGCGGGCAAATCGGACGAACTCAACATCGGTTTTCTCCCTGATAGAAAAAACCGGGAGACCGCCCCAGTGAGGCCCTCACGGCCTCGCGCCAACGGAACGGCCGCCCGGCGAAACTTTATTGTTCTGAGTCCTGTTCGGCGTGTCTCTCGCGCGCCTCCTGATTGAATAGGTCGGGCGTCCTGTGGACGCCGGTCTCCTCGACGAGAATCGGGTTCGAGTCGGTCCCGAACATCGTGTCCGCGAGGACCTCGATCGTGGGCGGGACGTCCACGGCGTTCGCCATCATGAGAATGACGCCGAACTCGGCCTCGGTCACGACCTTGACCGGGAGGCGATCGACCGCCGCCTGTAGCTCCTCGACGGTCGTGGACGGGTCCGGAACGGCGCGCCAAGGGACGAACCGCTCCGGCTTATGAACCGTCAGCGTCCGAGTCGTCACGACGCCTCGGCGACTTTCCCCGCCCATTCTGGATCATAGATATGGGACAGCGGGACCGAGCCGCGATACAAGGCGAACAGCGCCCGAGCGAGCGGGCGTTTCGGCGTCACTTGGCCTTTCTCGACGCGATACAGAGTCGGCTTTTTACAATCGACTTTCTGACAAATCTCCTCGACCGTCATCCCGCTCTCGTCGCGAGCTTGGCGGAGGAGGCTGGGTTTCGGGTTTGTCATAAATCTCTCCTGGGAGCGCCCTGGCGAGCGCGATGTCTGAGGCTGACAGTGTAACACGGGGAGAGACTATCGCCAGAAATCCCGTCGATTATGTGATCCCCGTCACATTGACCGTCTCGCGTCATGATACTATATGTCCACGCTCACGGAGGCCGAAACGATGAAATTCAGGAAAGGCGACAAGGTCAAAATTGTCCCCGAATGGCTCGGGAAAAATGAGGAGGCGGGCGAGGTTTACATCGTCCGCGAGGATTCGATTCCGACCGAGAACAATCCCGACGGGATCGAACACGACCGGATCGACATTTCGGCCGTCTCTCTTATGGACTGGCCGATCGTTCCGTGTGAGCGAGTTCGGCTCGACATGATCGAAAAACTGGAGGACTAGCATGGAAATCACAATCAAGCTCCCCGACGGGACGACAATCAAGCGCGAGGCCGAGGCCGTCGCGACGCCGCCGATCAGTATTGAGTCGATCGAAAAAGCCTATGAGGAACGACGCGCCGAGCGGATCGCGAACGTCAAGCCGCCGAAACATTACGCCGCAATGGACGACCGCCCGCTCGTGATCGCGTGTCTCCATTATGAGGGCGAGATCGAGCATCTAGTCAGCGCCGATCTCCAATGGGAGGCGTATTGCGAGGCCGACGGGTTCGGGTATCTCGACGCCGACTCGCTCGCCGAAATCAACGAGGGATGGGACTGGAGTCACGTCCGCGATTCGACCGACGAGGGTTTCGCCCGCGTCGCTCACTTACTGCGCCGGAATCTCCGGACGATGTTCAAACTTTAGGAGTTCAGTCATGGGGACCTCAGACAATCCGATCGAAAATCTCGTCATGTTCCGCGCCGCGCTGGAGACTCGTCATTTTTCGTTCGAGGCTTTTGGCGAGACCGAGAAACACGCTCGCGCCATGATGGCCGAGCTTTGGGCGGATCACTGTATCGAATATGAACAGCCGAACAATTTCGACGAGTTCGAGGATGGCGTGAACGTGATGGAGTTCAGCATCGGCCGAGGGTATCGCGACGGCTCCGAGGTCAAGGTCCGGAACAAGGTCACGGCCGAAATGATGGACGAGATCAGCCTCGCCCGAAAGGACATTCGGGGAATCGACTGGGAGAACATCGAACCTTATGGACGGCCCAAGGACGGACGATCGTTCGCCGTTCCGGTGAAAGCGATTTTCGGTCCGAACGAGGTCGATCAGGACGAGGTCGGCCCGTATTCGGGGACGATGATAATCGACGTCCAGAACGGGAAACTGACCGACTATTCGGTCGGCGATTGGCAACGAGACGAGGAGGACGACGATGAACTATCGAATTCTGTGTGAGGTTTCGGGCGGCGTGACGGGATACCGGAACGCCTATCTGAAAAACGGCGGCGTCGAGGTCATTTTCCCCGACAAGGAAACCGCCGAGACCGAGGCGGCTCGCCTCATGAAAAAAACAAACGGCCCATATCGGACCGCTGATTTCCGCTATACCGCGGAGCCAATAGGAGGACAATCATGACAGCGCCAGCCATTACGTTGAAAGGTCTCAAGGTCGCGGAGTTCGCGAGCGAGGAGACGACGTGTTTTCAGGCGACGGTTTACGTTGACGGAAAACGATTCTGTGTCGCGTCGAACGAGGGCCACGGAGGACCGGATCGGTTCGACGCGCTGACCTCGGGAGGCGGAGCCGGACACAAGCTCGACGAGGACATTCACGCGATCGGCCTCAAGGTCAATCCGCTCTCGAAACGGCGCTATGACGACATTCCGAAAAAGGACGACGACGGGGTCCGGATGGTCACGACGACCGACGGAAAGGCCGTCGCCGTGGACGACATTGACGTCGATGAATGGACGATGAAAACCGACGGGGTCACAAGCTGGGACGTTTTTGAATGGCTCGTCAGCGAGGCCCTCACGGTCGCGCTGTACCTCAAGGACATGAAACGCGCCATGAGCGGGCGGGTCCTCATGATCGAGGACGGCGAGTGTTTCCGGACGTCCAAGTGTCCGAAAGCTCACATGGCCGAGTTCCTCGTCAAAGTGAAAAAGGACAATCCGAAAGCGACGATCCTGAACGGCCTCCCCGAACTGGAGGCGCTCGAACTGTTCCGGGCGGCGCAATAATGGCCGCTGGAGTGATGCCTCCCGAGTTCGCTGGCGAGTTCTCGCCATGCGCGCCGGGATGCGGCCATCGGGACTGTGAGGCGATTCACAGGCGAGCGGCTCGGGTTTGCCATCATTGCGACACGCCGATCGGCTGGGACGCCCGATTCTATGACGTCGGACTCCAGACCGCGCCGTCGAGCGTCCACGCGCTCTGTGAGGACCTCCGGATCGAGATCGACATGAACGCCGATAAACTCCGGCTCATGTCCCGATGCGCCCGGCCGATCGGCGACGACGACTGGGGATCGGCGCGTCAGATTGACGCCGAGAATCAATGGGTCGAGTTCGCGCATCGTCACATGACGACAGCCGCTCGGGAGGACTGGGACGAATACGCGCTCAAGGCGACGTCGGAGGAGGCGATCGACTATGGCCTCCGGGTCCTCAAGCTCAAGTAATAGACTCACGCCGAGAGACGGCGTATAAAGTAAAGGCCCGCCGGTCACGGAGATCAGCGGGCCTTTTTTTCGGTCGGCATTTTGCAGGTGAACGACCGGGCGCCTGAATTCTCTCACGGCGACCCGCCTCCCGCAACAGTCCCCGAAACCGGCGATCCACTGGTCCGTCCGGCTTTCGATCCGTCTCGTCGTGTCTGGCGCTTTCGCGCCCTCCCGTCGGGCCTGAGACGGAACGATTGAAAACTATAAATATCTGTTGTTGTAACGGAGGGCGCTGGCGTCGCCGAACCCTGTGGGCGACCTGTGGATAAGCTGGGGACAGCCGGAGGAGAACATCATGAGAGCCGAACCGACGTGTCGCGATTGCGGCGGACCGATAAAATGGGTTCACACGAACGATCGCTGGACGCCCATGACGCCCGGAGGAGACGAGCGCCATCGTTGTCAGCTCGAACAAACGTGTGAGGCGCCCGGATGCGGGAAAGCGTTCAAAGGCGCTCCGTGGATGAAAGTTTGTCCGGCGTGTTACAAGCGAGACTCAGGAGGAGGAGATAATTCCACGCCTGAGCCAGCGAGCGCGTCCAGGAGGCGCGAAACTTTGCGGGAGGACTACGGAGACGATGATCCATTCTGATCGAACCAGCGGCCAGCGAGGACTGTTTGAGGAACCGGAGCGACCGACCGAGGAGGACCCGAAACCGAATTCGCCCGATGATCTCGGATACACGACGCCGAGCGTTTCAGTTTATGGGACGGCGCGACCCGAACCCGATCCGATGCCCGAGAACTTTTGTCGCTCGGCGATGCAATGGGACGACGCGCGAAAGTTCGTCGCCTGGATTCACGCGCGAAACATTCCGACTCACGCCGGGATCACGCTCGGCGGGATTGTCGTCGGGCTGTCGGGCCTCGGCGTCGCCGATCTCCGCTGGCTGTGCGGCGCAATCAAACAGGCGGGCGTCGCGCCGTGTCCGGAGAAACTCCGGAGGGCGGTCATGACTCACGACGTCTCGGTTCTCCGCGAGGACGACGACGCCCCGGACTGACCTCAGATAATCGCTCCAAATCCCTGAAAAACCACTGTTTTCGGGGATACCAAGGCCAAGGCCGACCCGAGTTCTCGCCTCAGAACGGCTCTCACGAGGCCGATTTCACTGGAATCCTAGGAAATCGGGACTCCGGCGTCCTGATATGTGTCGGAGCTGTTCTCGCGGTTCCTGTAGGCTCGCGCATCCTTGAGCGTCGGGATCGCCCCGGCGAGATTGAGGCGCGATCGGAGAGCCGCCAACAGCTCGGCGGCCGTGACGCCCACGACCGCGACAGTGATCCCGTCGTTTATCGTGAGGCCGGTTCCCGGCGCCGGCGCTCCGTTTTTCTGGCGAATGACAGTCGTCGGCGAGGCGGGCGGCGTGACTACCGTATAAACCCCGCGCTCGACGAGCTTGGCGCCAGTGACGACTCCGGAGGCGACCGCCGAAACCATTCCGACCGCCGGGACTGAGAACGTCCCGCCTGTGATCGAAAACTGATCGTTGACGAAATAGCCCGAGCCGCCCGCGGCGATGGCCTCGCCGATCAGCCGGAGCGGACTCGCGTTCGCCCGAGTCGCCTCGCGTGTGAGGAAATTATCAAAACCAGGATGGCGCGATCGAAAGCGCCCGTCCGTCGTGAGGAGCCGACGGCGATGGCGGAGTCTCCGGGCGTGACTGTTCACGGTTTTCTGGAGCTGGAGGTTCTGGCTCATGTCGATCTCCTATGTCGGGAGGGCCGCATTGACGAGGACGAACCATTCGTCCGCCGCTGTTTTGCGGATTGTAGCGGAGGCGTTCGCCGCAATGCCAGCGACGACGAGATTCTGGGAGCCGCTCGCATAGCTCACGGCGGGGTCGTCCGTGACGGTGATCGCGGCGGCGTTCTGATTCACGAATTCGAGCGTCGTCCCGATCGGATATGGGACAGTCGTCTCGTCCGGAATGTTCAGCGTGTGGGCGGCGTTGTCGATCAGGACGGTCCCGTCCCGGTTTCTCATGGTCGGCTCGAAACTCGCCGCCGTTATTGCCTCGATCGTTCCGAGCCGGGCGTCCGGAAATAGAATCCAGACGTCGCTCGCCAGATGCCACAAGCGAAAATGTTCATTCAGCTCGAACGTCGGCCGAGCGCCGCCGAGCGCGCCGGTCTCGCTGTATCCGGCGAACCGGATCGTGACGCCGACCGCGCCTGTGACCTCAAGGAATCCGGTCCCGAGATATGTGACGTCATAGAACATTCCGAGCGGGATCGGGACATTCGCGAACGTGGCGATTGTGAGGAGGACGGGCGTCGAGGCGTCGTCGAGCGTGAGCATCCGTCCGATGTCCTCAAGGATCGTCGTGTGAGTCGCGCCGATCTCCAGTTTCTCGAACTGGCGTTCGTGGCCGCCCGGCGTCCAGACGGAACCGATCCGGACCCAGAACCGATCGAGCGTCCGATCGTAAAGGACGAAACCCTCGCGCGGCTGAATATAAAACCAGGGCGAGCCGTCAGTCTGGCCGGGGACGTTCGTGAAAACGGCGATGGCGTCAGCGATCCCGCCCGTGTCGCCGCTCCAGTTTGTTCCGGTCGGCGTTCCTGGCCCGAGGAGATAAGTGTCGCCGACGGCTGGGCCAGCCGGTTCGGCGGCCCGCTGGTCGATGACGAACGCCTGAACCTGTGAGTCGAGAATGACCATCGACGAATCGAAACCGTTTTTCCAGTCGTTCGTCCCGAGCGTATATTCAAAATTGACGCCGATATTCGGGAGGGCGGTTTGTGGCATGGCTGACTCCTAGGGACTCACGTCGCGGAATTCTACACGGAGACCGAACCCGACGTCGCCGAACACATCGAAAGCCGTGTTCCCGACCGTCCGGACGATCTCGGCGCGTTGCGAAATTCGGGTCAATTCGTCGAGCCGATTCACGACACTGAACCGGGCGTCGAGGTCGATCGCGTCGAGGATGCGAATCCACGCGGCCCGATAGGCGCCGATTTCGGAGATCGTTGTCTCCTGGAAAACGGTTCCGTCGAGCGTCAGCGAAAGGATGACGCCGGGGACGACGTTAAACCCGAGATTGAAAATCCCGGTCGTGTTGACTTGAGCGAGGCCGCCGGGGAGACCCGCGACCGGCGGCGAACCTTCCACGATGTTGAACTTGAGGAGGCCGGGAACGCCGAAACCGGCGCCGCGCCCGCCAGCGTCGAAAGCGATCCCGCCTGAATTGGAATTGAAAACCTTTGTCAGCCGAACAGAGAAATTGTCCGCGACCTCGATGGCGATGGACGACCGCTCCATCGGGAAATCAAAACCGGGAATGAGAACGAGCGGCCCTTGGATCAGCGTCAAGAATGAGGCGGCCGGGCTGGCGCGGAGGCCGTCATAAAACTCCTGATGGAACTGGGTCCGGTCGTCGGAGGTTCCGAGCTGGCGGACGCTGACGCGGACGCTGAATCCCTCGCGACCGCCGGCCTCCTGTTCCTGTTCAAAGGTCAAAGCCGCCCCGCCGAAAGCGAGAGTGTTCTGGGCCGTCGGCGACGTTTGCAGAAAGGCGGGTTCGTTCGTCTCGCTCAATATGTCCGGAACGCCGGACCCCGACGTCCCCGGCGCGACGCTGTCCGAGCGGAACCAGTCGATGTATAAACGCTGACGAACGGCGGCGCGCGGCGGCGCGGCCTCCTGTCGAAAGCCGATCCCGAACATTTGATTCAGCGGGACGATGTTCGACGGCGGCTGTTGTCGGAGAGCCGTGTCGCCGAACCGGGTCGTGATGCGGACCTGAGTTCCGTCGCGCGTGATCGTGAACGGGCGATCCGTTGTCGCCGTCTCAAGGCGCTGACGAATCTCCTCGGCCGCGTCCTCCAGCGTCGGAAAGCTCGTCTGAGGGAGACGGAAGTCCGCGCCGAAACTCTCGAACAGAATCCCGTCGAACATATCGAACAGGAGGCGCCGATTCTCGCCGACGCCCATTGTCCCGAACAAAT